GATGATCTCACAACGGACGCAATCTCCGTCTCTATAGCCCTCGCTCATAATAGTGCCGATCTGTTCCTGTCTGACATTATTTTTGTCAACTTCCCCAGCGTCATGGGTAATGATTATTGGCTTGCCTTTGTAACTCTTTAATGATTTCTCGCTAAAGACGTCCTCCGGCAAGCGCAGCTCTCTGCGTGTGGTACCATCCGGATTCTTGTATTCAAAAATGCCACACCTCGTTACAATAGGATGGTCAACGAGATATCCTTCCTCCGTATAGTACGTTCCGTCAACAGCAATGCTGTCAATTCTGATTTTCTTCATTTTTTCACCTCCTCTCTCTGTTCTACTTATCCCATTGCATCTGAAACGGAACATCAATATTAACTTTAGACACATCAAATACAGGTTTTGCTCTGCATCTGCACTGATAATCCTCTCCAGGATGGCATCTTCTGCCTCTTCCAACATCTGGAGGATTATCCCAGCTAAACGTCTTGCCATGTAATTCTTTATGACTTTCCCTGACACGTTCATCCTGACAGGTTCTCCATATATACTCATTTACTCCTGCATCTTTCTGTTGGTGCTTCGTAATCTGAGCATTGAGTTTACCTGTCTGATCTCTTGCTATCAATCTGGCGTGCCTCTTGTCCATTCCGTATTGCCGATGCAGCTCCTTGATGATATCTGTGTTTGTCTTTCCACCCATAAAGCTTTCATATACCAGCTGCTTTATTTTCCCAAGCGAATCGCTTGGAACCGTCTTTATCAAGTCAACATTGTCACTAATCCACTTCTCAAGCATTTCCTTGTAGAAGTCTCCGGAGTAGTAGTCCTCCATGATATTGATACCTAATGTCTTTCCTATAACCTTTTTCCATTCTTTTATAGTCATTTTGTAATCAAGGTTTGCTATCTCCCGCATTTTTCTCTTCAAGTCAAACATACCAATTGCACTCTCAAGCTCTCGTTGTATGTTCCTGAAAAGGATGTTCAGGCGAACAATCGTGTTGTCTATTGCTGAGAAACGAGATGTTTTCCGCTTTTTCATATTGTCTTTTTTAGAATCCGTGTTGTACTGGGTTCCTTCACTGAGTATTTGTTTGAGCTCTGGGATATACTTCTCCAGAATTTCCTTCTCTATGGCCATATAACTATTGACCAGTCTGAAATACTCCCGCTCTGCAGTGTACGGATAACTAGGAGTGTATTTCGCTTCTACCTTTGTTCTCCCATTTAGGTGTTTAATCATATCCTGACGGAGCAGCTGCATTGATTTATTATCCTGTTGCACTGTCTTCTCCTCCTTCCTCAGATTTTGTTTTTTCTTTCGTTGACGATTATTTCATAGTCTGAACCAAAAAAGCCCCGCAGAGCCGATATAACAGTCCTACAGGGCAAAATAAAAGAGCCTTACATCTCTGCAAGGCTCGCCTTCGTTTTAATTATGCTACTAATTCATCGAAAATGTAATCAATCACATCGTCTGTCTGTGCTTCCGGATTTTTTCTAAGATACTCCAAGAGTTTCTTCTGGCACTCTTCATCACTTTTTACGCTCGCAAAAGAACCTTTCACGAAGTCATCGTAACTGTCAGGCACATTTCTAAGAGCCTCTTTCAATTCCTCTGCCATAAAGCACCTCCTAATCTACATTTTCAACTTTGCTGAAAATATTATATTCACCAAATCCATGGCACTCAAATGCGTAATTATAAGCAATATCATCATCCGGGTTATAGGTTGTGATCATACCGCTACGTTTACCATTGTATTTGGCGTGATATATATTGTTTATATCGTGCCCAACTTTTTCAGCTTCTTTAACTGAAACATTTTTAGCCGCTTTTCTCTTGTATGATTTTCCGCTGCTGTCCTTTGGTGGTTCATCGTCATCCCCGCCGCCTTCAGGCTTTCTTCCAGATCCAGGACCACCATCAGCTTCTGCTTTAATATTACTCGAAGCAGAAGATTCCGTCAACATGCATTCGTGCAGCTGCCTCATCATTTCTTCTAAGCCAAGTCTGAACGGCAAAAACAATTCCCTCTCCAGAACTTCTCCTATCTCTGCGAATCTTGCATTTTCCATTTCATCATTAAATGAAATCGGCTCTCCATAGAACTCCGTACATAAGAATACTTGGGACGGGCAATACCCTTCAGGCATTCCGGCAATCAATGCTACCGGTATAGTCTCTGCGATATTTATTCCAAATTCCTCTCTGGCTTCCCTAATCGCCGCCTCTTCCGGTGATTCTCCAGCTTCTATGTGTCCTCCGGGTCCGCAAATAAGTCCGCTATCCTTACGATTACCAACTAGAACCTTTCCGTCTCGCATAACGATTACTCCGCATCCGGTTGGTATGATCTGCTGTGCGGGGAATGCAGGTTGCTGCATATCAGAATCTGTATTTTCTGTCTCCTGATTTCCCACATCCGGTATTTTCTGTAATGCCGGTAATGCCGTGGCCGCTGTTTCTTCAGATTCTCCAGTTTCAGTATCGTTCCATCCTTCCTCTGAAATAATATCATTGACCGTAAACTCTCCATCCTCAGAAAGTCTTTTTCGAACCTCTTCTGCATCGATTGCCTGCATGTCAACATATATTTGCGCTGTCTGTGCCTTTACAAACTCTGTATCTGCTTTTACCTTGTCTGTATCCGCCTGCTGTTTCTCGTCCATGTTCCACAAAGGTTTGAATTCCAAATTGTAATCCGGTATTTCATCGAATTTTTTTTTGTACTTTCCAACACTAAGGATAATGTCAATCACAGTTTTTATGTTTTTCTTCAGATTAAGTTCCTGGATATTCCCGATGAATCCATAATAATTTTCCATATCTCCCTCACCGGTAGAATTTTCTCCGGCAGGAGAACGTCCAAACAATTTCGTCTGCGGGATCCCCGTAACTGCGGACAACATATTGCAAGCTGCATCGACGATATCCTTTACTCCTGAAAAAGTAACTGTCTCATAGTGATAATCTTCTCCATCTGCATCAATGGCTATAGAATTCAATATGCCCTTGGCCATATCTATGAGATTCAGCCTTTTTAGGATTTCTTCCTCACCATCCTCTGTAAGAATCCGTTCCGCAAGTCCCTGCATTTTATATACGGCTTGTACCGCTCTATCGAGCAGCTTTGCACCATTCCCATGGGATGTAGTAGTAACCTGTAAGTCTCTGTGTATCCGCATATATTCAGGAATTCCGAAGTACCGATATTGCTGATATGATGAATACATAGGTATTTTGTTATTCCTAAATATAAGACATCTCGATTCATGAACCCTAAAGGTGCCTCCATAAATCGGGGAGATATTATAATACTCCGGCATACCACATTTGCTTCTGCCACTTCTACCATTTTTTATTCCGCTTGTTCTGTAAATGCTGTTATAGTCAGGAGTAACAAAGGGCAGTTCAAAAACCTGCAGTTCATCAATTCCCTGAATATTATCCCAATCGACAGGATCGTCAAGCTCTCCTCCATCGTCAATAAACATCACCATTATGGAACCGCCGAACAGCCTAGCCCATTTAAGAGCTTCCGCAGCCTTCGCTTTGAAATCCAACTCATCCAGTGATTTATCAATAAAGGTCGTAATGTCCACATCGGATATGTTATAATTACACCCTCCCCTTACTGCATCATCTGCAGGAATGTCTATAATCTTTGCGAACAATCCATTTTCTTCGTAGTTGATTTCCAGGTCTGCATCTGATACGATTCCGTCTGACTCAAATGCATAATGTTCGGAGGCGTCATTCTTGGTGCCGTACTTATTTAACAGGTTTTTGTACCCGTCACTTCGTATTTCTTTCTGATTTTCCTTAGTCTTTTCTTCGTTCTGCATCCTATCACCTCCTAATTTGTCAGACCGCTAATGTCAAATTGTTTCTTCTCATAGCAAGAAAGAGCAACTGCATCCGCCCTGTCCGGCGAATCAATCCCTCTCTTTTTCATTTCCTCTTTGCTTTCAAGCTGTATTTTTCCTCTGCTCGTAAGCCTATATTTTCTGCACGATAACTGCGCTACAAGCTCATTGTCATTCTCAAGCGACAGTTCTTCGAGCCTTAATTTATCCTTTACACTTCCCCATAAGTAACTTGTCATGTTGTCATAAATGTCACACGCTTTTACTTTGTTTCTTCCATCCTCCACGACATCATCCGGCACCTTTCCGGCAGCATTAACCGGAACTATAACCATTCTGGTGAGCTTCTCTTCCCGCTTTACCTCTTCCAAACG